TCATCGACAGATTTCTTAATCTGTCTAAATTCTTCTCTTACGATAACATTTGAACGGTATCCACGTCCATTCTCGCTGGCGGGAACAACTGTAATCGTGCTATGGTTTCTAAAATACACAATTACTTCGTTTTGGTTATCTTTTACTTTATGAATTTCTTTTCGTAGAGCAGGGGAGAGATTCATCAATTCTTTCTGAATTTTCTCAGATACCAAAAGTTTCGATTGCCCCTTGGTAGCGCTCGAAAGGACGATTAATGAATTGGGATATAAAATACATCTACAACACGCATATAGCGCAATGATAAATGATTTTGCAGAGGCACGACTTGCAATTACAACAATAAACTGATTAATGCCCATGAGGTACAACATAATTATCTGATACCAATGCAATGTAATTCCCAGATAATCTATTGCAAATCGATGTAAGTTTCTGCGGAAAAAAGTGACCCACTGAATAAAGTGGTCTACATTTTTGGGTGTTCCTAAAAATGAGGTTGGCGAAAACTTTTTATGTAACTCGCTCTGCCTATCGTCGGCATTGCGGTTTTTGTAATATTTATGAGTAGTATTACTCGTCGTCCGCAAAGCCATCAGTTTCTTCCTCATCTTTTACAAAGAATTCCTCATCTCTGTCTTTTGTTCCCTGCATGAGGTTTCGTAAAGGTCTTAACAAGAATCTTGTGATATAATCTCCAATATTATCGTGATCTTTATATAAACTCCGATTCTTGTAATACTCAGCAGGAGTATATTTTTCTATGGTTTCTGCATTAACACCAATTGTAAAATCTTCCATTGTATTTGTATCTTTAACAGTTTTAAAACCTGCTTGCTTAAAAGATTTAATATATGATTCTGTTAACTTTTTGTAATCATCCACTCGACTCTCACGAATAGCTTTTAATTGTTGCATTTTTGTGTAACAAAGGTCTGTAATAAATATCTCTGCGTTACTATCGCACTGAGGGTTAGAATTTGAAAGCAAACGATAGTGACTATTTAAAACATCATAATCCGCTGGATCAAGTCCGACACCCCACTTTTCAATATCTTTTGGGTCTATTGAATTAGAATCATCATCTTCCTCTTTAACAACATGTTTTGGAGTTATTTTGTTATCAAAGAAATCAAATCCTTCTTTAATGGTTGTATCAAAAGTTTTTCCTTTGCACTGCACCATATTAAGTTTTCTAAAATACTTACCAATCAATGTATTGTCATCATCACAAGAATTAAACATATCATCGTTATAATACAAGTCATAAGCCATACACAGACGTTTAAATGCTTTTTTGCTACTTTGATATTCGTCTCTATATATCTTGAATTCTTGCTCGAAACAGTTTTTACACGTTGGCAAATGTCCTGTTCCGGCATACAATCTGCTATAACTCTTGTAAAACTGAGACGAAAGTAATGCATCGCTACACTGATAGCAAATACACAAATCGTTATTATCTTTTGGCATACTTGCCACCTTCTTTCAACTAATTTATTTTGTAGCAACTATTGTAGAGCGCATCCTTAGATAATACGCTCTTTTTATAAGCTATCACATTCATCAAATTTATCCGGCTCAACAATGTGAGATAAATCATGTTTAAATGAAAAATCACAACATCATAAAAGATTACTCCTTTAGGAAAACGGCTTTTCAAAATGATAGCAAAATAAAACCAATTCCCATTCAACCAATTAGAGTCGTTTGGGAATTTTCTTTTGATAAATTCAATTATATTGTTCATATAACCCCTATGTGGTTGCGGAGGTGGGATTTGAACCCACGTCCTCCAGGCTTATGAGACCGGCAAGCTACCGCTGCTCTACTCCGCAATATAAAAGCCCTGCCATAGCTAATCTACGACAGGGCGGATTTTATTTAAAAATTCATCCAAAATAGTTTTGATGTTATATAAATATTATAAAGTTTTATCATTTCTGATGCAAAAGCAACAATCGTTGCAACAGTCTCCACAACCGCTATTCTCAATGGTTACTTCATCAGAATCTACAAAATGTAATTCATAACATTTTTTATCTTGATACTGCATCATAACCGACGCATGAGCATCGCTATCAAATAAATATACATCCGCTTCGTTATATGCATAACCAGCAGAATGAGTTTCGTCGCCTTTATTCCATGCGGGAGCGATATCCAATACCATGTCAGAATCAATTGTTACATAATATTCGCGGTCATATCTATTATAATCTTTGTTCTGCAAATGAATGCTTCCAAGTTGGATATCATCATAAAACGAGAGTTTTCTGAATAGTTCAAATGCTTGCTCGTAAGATAAAACGCAGCAAACTACGCATCCAAGGTCGGCTATATCATACATCAAATCACCCAATTTTTCATAATCGGGCGTATTAATAATATTAATTGCTTTCATTGAACTACCTCACTTTTCATTAACGGCGTCTCTAACCGCTTTGCTTACTCTACATTTAACAGATTTTACAGGTGGATAAGTTACGGTTTCACCAGTCTTTAAATCTTTTCCCTCTCGCTCGGCACGTTCAATAATCTCGAAACTCATAAAATTCTTCAATACGAGTTTGTCGCCTCGAACCAATAAATCAATAATTTCTTCGATACAAGCATCAACAACTTGTTCGCAAGTTTCAATGGAGATATTATTGGTTTTGGCGGATATGTTTCTTACTAATTTGGTTTTCCCAATAGTTTCTCCCATTCTTTATCTCCTTTTCTTTCTTTAATTCAAGACAATAATTTTTGATTTATCTTGAATTAGGTTGCCATTATCGTCTTGGCAAATAATCGCAAATCCAGACTTTTGAGGTTTGGAAAGGCGACCATCCATATAATCCATTTTCTTTACATCAGCAAAAGCACCTTGTTCAAAAAGGCGGATAAAACCTTTTGTTGTATCTCCAACGGCGTGTGTATGAGCCATGCACACACAATCAAATTCGTCATGAATAATGTCTTGTAAATAATCTTTGGCTTTCTCTGCGGTTGCTAACGTGCCAGAGCGATAAGCTAACGGATGAACAAAATATGTTTTTCCGATTTTGCATTTCCAATCATCGACATATTCAATCTCTACATCTTCAAAAACATTACACAAAGGTTCATACCAAACCTTGGATTTGCTACGCTTATCATAGTGATGAAAACCATCGACAAAGATCAATTCAAGGGATGTGTCGGGCAATAATTCCAAGATATCGGAATCTAAATTTTTTGCAAAATATGTAGCAAATCGTTTATCATGATTTCCATAATTGCATACAACCTTTTTAGGATGTATATATTCTATGAGGTCAATTAAATATTGTCTTCCTTGAATCATTTCTTCCATTGGTGAGATTCTATACTGCTTGCTAAATTTAGAAAGAGCTTGACAATCTACAACGTCACCATTGATTTGTAATATGTCAATCTTATTTCTATATTCGCTTAAAATCTTATAATCAAGTTGAAAAGGAATATGTAAATCAGAAATCGATAAGATAGTCGTTGCTACTCCGTTTGATTTCTCGGATTCAATAATCTCGATTAGGCGTTTCATTCCATAAAGTCTTTTGCGAACTTCCGATTCATTAAAGCAGTTGCCCTCACCAAAAAGATATTCACTTAATTCTTCATACGGAGTATTGTCAGTCTTGTAAATTAATTTGTTTTCAACTAACGCTTTGACGTCTCTATATGTAATTTCTATCTTTCTCGCTCCTTTTCTTTTTGGCTTTATAAAATATCATCTAACGTACAGTCTTCACCGACAATATGAGTAGTTACGCCGAGCTTCTTTGCCTCTGCCGGGTAGAAGTACCATTCTTTTCTATAATTTTCGAGATACTGTTCTCTCGTGATATTGGTTCTTGAAATAATATACTGCTGAGTGTGCTGTTCCATCTGACCTGTTTCAAATTCAACTCTATCTTTAAGTTTGCTCATAGAGTCCCAAGCCATAGAATTACCGTCATGGCAAAGATATGTGGCACTTGGCATACTATATCTGCGCTCTCCGGCAATATAAATCAAAAATCCCATGCTATATGCAATTCCCAGATTCACGGTATATATAGGTGTCGTAGATGTAAGAATCGCATCAATAAGTCCATAACCATCAGTAACATTACCCCCTGGCGAGTTGATGTAAATAATAATCGGTTTTCGCTCATTAATGGGGATACCCTTATCAAGACGGTTATATCTCAAAATGTGATATACAGCCCCATCGATAATACTCTCATCGATTTCTGTATTGATGTATAATCTTCTATTTTTAACATCTTCCATTTCAAATTTGTCTTCATAACAATAAGAAAACACCTCTTTAATTTCAGATGTTCTTTTATTTTTAATTTTCTTGTCTTCCATTTCTCTTTCTCCTTAAAGATTGATAATTAAACCTCGATATGCGCTTACAACTTTATATGTTTTATCATTCTTTGAGATAGCATTAGAAAGTTGTTTAACAAGGCAATGTTTGCTCTTATCAGAGCCGTGAACAAGAACAATTTTATTCGTGTTTAAAGAACTACCATATTTCACAAGGTCTGCATTACTTGCATGACTACTAAATGTAGATAAGGTAATGCAATCCGCTCTATTTGAAATTTTCTCTTTGTTAATAGAGATAAATTTATGCTCTCGATAATTTTTGATTCGATAAGACAAATATGATGGGTTGTCTCCTGTATATCCAGAAAAAATAATTGTACTATTTACATCTTTGAGGTATCGTTTGAGATAACTTACAATTCGACCATTAGTACAGAATCCAGAAGATGAAATAATAATCTTTGGGATAGGATTTGCAACGACCCCCGTAGATTCGGTTTTGTCGGATACAAACTTGACATTTTCCCACGAACATACTTCTTGCCATTTTTTCAAATCAGCTTTTGTGAGCAAACTTGAATAAAGATTGCTAATATCACAACTTAATTTAGAATCAACAAAAATAGGGGTGACAAAATCTTTATCACCACCAAAAATATCAAAAATAGTAGTCAGTAATTCTTGTGTTCTACTAAAACTAAAACAGGGTAAAATTACAGTTCCTTTTCTTTCAAGCGTTGTTTCAATAGCGCATTTCAAACGAGAGATGTCAAACTCTCTGGTTTTCTTTGATATTCTTGATGAATCTCCATATGTTGACTCCATAATAACCACATCGTTAAACATCGATGGGATTTCAGTATTAGGAACATAATGATTTTCGGTTTTTAACGAACCGATGTCTGATGTATAAAGAACACGCTTCTTTTGATTTCCGTCGGATAAGATTAATTGTATTTGTGCAGCTCCAACACAATGAGAGTTGTTAAGCAACTGAAAACTCAAATTGTTATTCAACTTAAAAACCTTGTTATATTCTCTATATGTATCAATTAGCCTAAAAGTTTCATACACATCATCTTCGTCGTATAATGGCTGATAATCACGTTTATAACGCTTTGATAAAACCCTTGCTTCATCTTGAACAATTGCGCATGAATTCAACAATAGAGGCTTCATAATTTTTGCAGTATTTTCGGTTGCAATAATTCTACCTCTAAAGCCATGTTTTACAAGTCTTGGCAAAAGACCGCAATGGTCAATATGTGGATGGGCAACAAATACATAATCGATTTCAGAAGGTTTGAACTTAAATTTCTCCGTGTTTATTTTATATGAGTCCAAATAATCATTACTCTGCGATTGATGCAATCCACACTCTAATAAACACTGTGTGTCACCATATCTTATTAAATACTGTGAGCCGGTAACATCTTCCGATGCCTTTCCAATAAAATGAATTCCATTAGTTTTTAATTTTTTCTTCGCCATATGAACCTCGCACTAAATTATGAGCTATATCAGCATATTCATCCATGATGTATCTCCTGTGCTTGGTTTTGGTGTAACTGACAAGAGAACCATTTTTATCGATTACGCCTCTTTCAGTTGATGTCAAAATTTTTTCTTTAAGAAGTAAATCCATTTCTTCTCTTGTAATCTCTTTCAAATGGTTTATACCATCCTTTGCTTTTAAATTAACGACCCGACTGGTTGTGCATCGTTGAGAGGCGTGTCGGGTTCTGTTTGGAGCTGGCGATAGGAGTCGAACCTACAACCTGCTGATTACAAGTCAGCTGCTCTGCCATTGAGCCACGCCAGCATATAACATTCGCTATAACCCGAATGTTTACCTCGTGAGAGGGTTTGCTTTTCGCAATGATTGGTGATGGCAACGGGAATTGAACCCATATTACGACCTTGAAAGGGTCGTGTCCTATACCGTTTAGACGATGCCACCATTTGGCTCTCTGTGTAGGCATCGAACCTACT